GATCAGAACTTGGATAGATTACCAAATGGTAATTATGTGCAAGAAACTGCATCACATTTTGTGATACGTGTATCAGAGGGTATCCCTCAAGAGTCTGCTCTCATGAGTATGAAAGCCACTCAAAGAAAAAAATCTAAGATGTGGAATTCTATGATGAGAAGTGTAAAGGAGAAAAGATCAGATGGTAAGGGTTTTTATACTCCAGCCATGTTCACACAAAGATATTTACTAACTACTGTGCTTGAAAAAAATGCAAAGGGCACTTGGTATGGTTGGAAAATTTCTCACATTGGTGCTGTTCAGAATCAAATAACACTTGATGCTGCAATGGGATTCTATGATAGTTGCTTAAAAGGCAATGTTAATGTGAAGTATGAACAAGAATCTGCGAACACGAACCCAGGAGCGAATCCTGTACAACAAGAAGGTAAACCTACTGGTCGACCATTCTAATGTTGGAAAGATTCAAGGAGCTGTTCAGCGGACTTGATGTTGCTTACGGAGAGTATTATCTCAACGGTGAAAGAGACAACAAGACCGGAAAAGAAAAAGGTAGGGCCACAACTAAACGTGGCCCTGTCACTGATGAATTATTTCAAAGACATCTCAATGGAGAAATTAATCTAGGTATCATACCTATTCGATCAGATAACACTTGTACTTGGGGTTGTATTGATGTCGACAAATATGATTTAGACTACAAATTATTAATTAAGCAATTTAGAAAAAAACAATACCCTTTAGTTCCATACAGATCTAAATCTGGTGGTTTACATTTATTTATACATACATCAGAACCTGTAACTGCATCTAACATGATTGATAAGCTACATGAGATTGCTGCAGATCTTGGTTTATCTGGTTGTGAAATTTTTCCAAAACAGAGAAAAATAATGGTGCATAAAAATGATTTGGGTAATTGGTTAAACATACCTTACCAACAAGCAGCCAGGACCACTCGATATGCAATACAAGATAATGGTATGGGTATAGCTATACATGAGTTTTATGATTGGGTGCAAAAATATAGAATTACAAAAAAAACTTTTGAAGATATTAAAATAGCAAGTGATGGGTTTCCTCTTGAAGAAGAGTTCGATCAATTTCCTCCGTGCCTACAAGCTTTAATTAGAAATGGATGTGCTGATGGATTTAGAAACAATGCACTTACAGGTTTTGCAACTCTAGCAAAAAAGAGAAATCCTGAGGGCTGGCAAAAAGAAGTTTGGGAACGTAATGAAAGTTTTAACGAGCCTTTACCTGCTAGAGAAGTGCAAGCATTAATTACACAATATGAAAGAAAAGAATATCAATATAAATGCACAGATGCACCATTAAAAAATCATTGTAACTCTGCAATATGTAAAGAACTAAAGTATGGTATTGATAGTGTCGATTACTTACCTACGATTGATTCATTTCAAGTTTTAAAAACTAAACCACCTATATATTTTTTAACAATAGATAAAAAAACAGTTGAGCTGACTGGTAAACAACTTAACCAACAACAGCTATTGTCTGAACAATTATTTGATCAAGCAGATATTGTTTGGCAAAAAGTAAAAGATAAAGATTACAGAGTGTTTTTAAATAAGTTAAAATCTATGCAACAACCTATCGAGGGTTATGATGAAAGTAATGAAGCAGAAGAAGAATTTAAAGATACTATGATTCAATTTACACAAGAGACTCAACAAGCAGACAATCCTTCACAAGTAGAAGCTGAGATGTGGTTCTTACATGAAAAAGTAATTGTATTTAAATACAGAACATTTGAACGATTTATAAAAAAATCAGATAAGGCAGCTAAAAAATTTGAAATTATTAGTATGTTAAAAAAGAATGGTTGCACTAAACATGATTACTACGATAAACTTAAATTAAAATATGTGTGGCTATGTAACAAAATAGATGGGCCAGTCATAGAAAGATCTAATATTGTCTTTAAAAGAAAGCAGGCTCCTTTTGAGAAACAAAACAGTTAAAATATTTGGTCCTCCAGGCACAGGTAAAACAACCACGCTATTAAATAGGTTAGACAAATGGTTTAACAGAGGTATTATGCCAAGAGAAATTGCATATCTATCTTTTACAAACAAAGCTGTGAACGAAGCTAGAAAAAGAGCTAATAAAAAATTTCCTGAGTGTGATGACGAGGATCTTGGTAACTTTAGAACTATACATAGTTTCTGTCGTAAGTTTAGAAAACAAGTTCCTGTTATAGATCCTGAAATAGATATGGTTGAGTTTGCACAAAACTTAGGTATGGCTAAACCTGCATATGAAAGTTACAATGGTGTGCAAGTTTTTAATGATTGGTCCTTAAGAGTTTATGATAAATCTAGGAATAAATTAATTAGCCCAGAACAACAATTTGTTTCAGAGACTATTAAACGTGCAACATTACCTAGGTTTCAATTAATTTATCAACAATACGAAATATTTAAACAAGATCACAGAGTTGATTTTACAGACATGATAACTCATTTCATAGAACATGAAGAAGCTCCTAAATTAAAAATTTTAATTATAGATGAAGCACAAGATCTTACTCCTTTGCAATGGAGGATGGTTACTAAACTACAAAAAAATTCTGATAGAATTTACATAGCAGGAGATGATGACCAAGCTATATTTGAATGGAATGGAGCAGATGTAAATGACTACATATCTTTTCCTGGTCGTAATCATATTTTAACACAATCTCACAGGATACCTAAAGTTGTACATGAGTTTAGTTCTTATATATCTGACATGATTAAACCAAGAGTTACAAAAGAATTTTTACCTTCTAATAAAAAAGGATATATAAAAACTCATTCTTCATTCATAGACATATCTGATATGATTAGTCAATCAGATGGTGACTGGCTTATACTTGGTAGGACTCAAGAAATTGTAAAAGAGTTAGAAGACATGGCAAGACAAGCTGGTATTTTTTTTCAAAACACAAAAGGTAAAACATCTTTCGATTTAAACAAATGGAACGCTATAAAATATTGGAATAGGTTAATGAATAATGGTCTTGTAAATAAAGAGGAAGCTGGTATAGTATACGCTTATGTTAATGAGATCGCGTTTGGGTGGAGATCCATTGAAAGCAAAAGATGGATGAACTTAGATAGTTCTAAAAAGATGAACTTAGATTTCTTAAGAACCTTTGCAGGTTTAGTAGCTAATCCAGGACCCTGGCAGCAAGTGTTTAACAAAAATTTCCCTGAAAAAGATAAATTTTATTTTGAAAAAATTTTAGAAAAAAAAATAGATTTGGATTTATCATCAAGAGTAACCATAGATACAATACATTCTATCAAGGGTGGAGAAGCAGATCATGTATGTGTATATGAAAAATCTAATTGGCCAGCACATTTTGGACACAAAGTAGGTCTTGCAAGAAGTGCAGAGGCTAGAGTTTGGTATGTTGGAGTTACAAGGGCTAGAGAGACTTTACACATTTTAAGGTCTTATCACGAGTACTTCTTCCCATTGGCAAGACTACATAATCAGTTTATAAGGGATAATTATGGTAGTGGCTAAAGGCAATTGGGATTATTCGGGAGAACCTAAACTTAGGATTCTATCTTTGGGAGCTGGCGTTCAATCTTCCACGATGGCGCTTATGGCTAATGAGGGAGCTTTTGGCCGACTACCTGATTACGCAATCTTTGCAGATACAGGTTGGGAACCTAAAAAAGTTTATGATCATTTAAAATGGTTAGAGACACAATTAAGTTATCCGGTAATAATTACAAAAAATCATTTAAAGTCTGGTAGCATTAAACAAGACTTAGAAGATGCAGCAAAAGGTAATGGATATATTATGTTACCCTTCTTTGCTAAAAATATAAAAACAGGTAAGATTGGTATTGGCCCACGTCAATGCACTAGAAATTACAAGATAACTCCAATTAATAGACGAATCAGACAGTTGATAGGATTAAAAGATAGGCAGAGATTTCCAAGATCTATGTGGGTAGAAGTTATGGTAGGTATATCAACTGATGAAGCTATGCGGATGAAACCATCAAGAGAAAAATGGATACAAAACATTTGGCCATTAATAGATAAAAAAATGTCAAGACAAGATTGTTTAGATTGGTATGAAGGCAAGAATTATAGACGACCAGCAAAAAGTTCTTGTGTTGGTTGTCCTTATCATGATAATACTTTATGGAACGAAATAAAAGTTGAAACACCAGAAGAATTCGAAGAGGCCTGTAAACTTGACGATATGATTAGAAAAACTGGACGTGATCCTGATATTGAAAGATACTTACATAGAAAAGGTGTGCCTCTACGTTCAATCGATTTTGAAACATTATTAAAGAAAAAGAAAAAGTCAGAAGATCAATTAGATTTATTTAACAATGAATGTGAAGGGTTATGTGGGGTCTAAAAAGAAAGCTTTAGAATATCAAGAAGGTGGAAAGCATTATGTTCAACATGCTATTCAACCTGTTGTTTACTGTATGAAAAACAAATTAAATACAATAGACTCTAATATAATTAAATACGCAACTCGAAGAAAGCCAGGCGAAACAGCTAAACAAAGATATAATAAAATAATACATTATGCAAAACTTGGAATTGAATTAGATGAGTAATCAAATAAATTTTACATTTCAAGATTCTGATTGGGTGCCACCAACTAATTATCCTGATTTAAGAAACGCAAAAGAAATAGCGATTGACTTAGAAACTAAAGATCCTGAAATTAAAATTAAGGGACCTGGGTGGCCAACTAATAATGGTAATGTAATTGGTATTGCAGTAGCAACAGATACTTTTAAAGGTTACTTTCCTGTGGCTCATGAAGCAGGTGGTAACATGGACATGATGATGACTTTAAAATGGGTTCAAGATATTTGTAGATCTAAAGCTACTAAAATTTTTCACAATGCATCATACGATATAGGTTGGTTAAGAGCTAACGGTATAGTTGTTTATGGTGATGTAGCAGACACAATGATAGCTGCAGCGCTAATTGATGAGAATAGAAGAATGTATAGTTTAAATGCATTATCTGTAGATTTTATATCAGAACTTAAATCAGAGGCAGGTTTAAAAGAGGCAGCACAAGATTGGGGTATAGATGCTAAAGCTGAAATGTTTAAGTTGCCTGCAAAATTTGTAGGTCCTTATGCAGAACAAGATGCAACATTAACTTTAAAACTTTGGCAAAGATTTAAAACAGAAATTACTAGGCAAGATCTTACAGATGTATGGGAAATGGAAATGGAATTACTCCCCATTTTAATTCAAATGAGAGCTAATGGTGTGAGAGTAAATCTAGATGGTGCAGAAAAATTAAAAAAAGAATTTTTAGAAAGAGAAAAGAAAGCGCTGTTGAAAATTAAAAAGGCTGCGGGTATAGATGTAGATATATGGGCAGCTAGATCAATCGCTAAAGCTTTTGATAAGCTAAAGATATCTTATCCTTTGACTGAAAAGGCTAAAGAACCATCTTTTACTCAGAATTGGTTGACTAATTGTGAGGCACCCATAGCTGGTTTGATTCGTGAAGC